ATATTTTTTTTCGTAACCATATAGCCTGTTCCATAATCTAGCTATACTCTCAAATTTAGTAGACCCCTGTATTGCAGTTCCACCATTATGTTTGACCCACTGTTTAAACTGTTCAAATCCTGCCTTTGTGTTTTTACCACCTATATAAGTAATATAAGCCACTCTGTCGTTAGGATAGTTAATCCATTGAACAGTGACAGCTACATGACATTTATCTTTTTTTATCACTAAAAGTAATTGTTGTTGACCTTGCGTTACTAGCAGTTTTAATTGGTCTGCTGTAAATTCGTTGTTACCTTTGTCTAATGCTTTTTGTAATAAAGGTTCTGCAAGATACCAAAATCTTTGCACTTGATTCGTAGGCACTACATAGAGTTTCATAAAATTTATCCAACAATGATATAATCATATGTTACATCAGTATTAGATGTATTTCTATGCCCTATAACAAAGCTACCTTTGGCTTTTGTTTTGATAAATGTATAGTCTGACTCTGCTGCTGCATTTGCAGTTCTTGAAGATAATACGATAACTGAATCAAAACCTGCTCTTTCATTACTAACTGTAGTTTCTGTTACTGATGTTGCTAAAGTAAAAGTGCCACTGTTATTAGTTTTGCCATTCATAGCGTTATTAACTACTTCTGCTACAGCTCTAGGGTCACCACCTTGATAAGGAAGTGTACGATACATTCTAGGCATTATCTATTGCCTTGTGGTTTTACATCTACATCTACTGCCATAGCTGTTGTCCAGTTACCTGTAGGTTGCACATTGAATCTATGATACCTACCTGCACTTCTTAAATTACATCTACCCTCTGATGTAGCAGGAACAAATGCACTAAATCCAATAGTATCATCTAGCTCTCTGCGACTAGCTACAGCTACTTGTGCTGTTCCATTATCTATCTGTGGTCTTGCTAATGTAGCTACAGAGTTATAGCCAATTTCAACATCCGTTGTAATAAGTTGTGGTGTTATAGATGTTCCTGTAAAGGTTACTATTTTGTTACCTTTAGCACCTGCAAATAAAAATTTACCACCTATAAACAATCTTGAATCTAATGATGCTCTCATCTCATCTATATCTGTATAACCTAAACTACTTACTAAAGTTTCTAATGTCTCTCCTAAAGTAGCAATAGTACCTACAACATCTGATGTGGTTTCAGCTCTTGACCATTTTCCTAACTGCCAGTTGTAAATAAGTATTTTTCTGTTGCCATCTACATCTGCGTAATTCCATACTACAAGATTTTTAACTGGGTCAACTGCTGCACTAATTGTATCTATTTTTGTTAAGTCAGCATTATCAAAGAAAAATCTATCTACTTTTTCTAATCCTATGTTTGTTACTGTTTGCCCATCTGTAGAATACCAACCATCATCTGACAAAAAGAAAGTAATGTTTCCATACCTAGCAACAGAGTTACCCTCTAAACAACCTAGTCCACTAGAAATGGTATCAAATTGCCAAAAAAGTGGGCTACCAACATAGGAGCAACGAATCACCGATTTTTCTAATAATACAACACCAAATTCACCACCTGTAATAGCTTGAACATTACCACCATCAGGAATAATTTGAAAGTCACTTTGACTTGTAGCTCCAGAAGTCCAATCTGTTTCATCATTAATATCTGACCATTGCACTTTATCAGGATTAGAACCTGCTGCAAGATTTCCTGCAAAAACAAAATCACGAACAACAGCAATATCTTTAGCTACAGGAGCTGCTGCTGCTACATCTGCAAATGCAGAAGAAACACCTATTGTCCATGCTTGTATTTTAGAATTGTCATTACAAGCTAAAACTACATTGCCAAATTGCTCAAATCTCCATGTGCCATTACCACCATACCCACCTGATTTAGATACATCATTTAAGTTAAGAGTCGCAATATCTAATTTAAATAACTTTGTAGCACCACCTGCAAATACTTCTACATTAGCTCCAAATTTAGCTACAAATATATTGGTAATATCCTCACTGGCAGCGTTAGAAAAATCTTCTGCACTAGGAAAAGCACCATAACCAATACCTAAAGGATATACATTTTTAGCATCATTTAAACTACCTGCGTTTGCAGGTTGGTCTGGTAACCAGTCTGTAAATTGTAATCTTTTTGTTGTCATTTATTAATCCCTATTTAAGAGCCACTTCCTGTACCTGTTGCAATTAAACTAATGTATTGTAATGTTACTTGCCCATTTCTGTTACCTGTACTACTGCCACTATAGTAACCACTACCTGTAATAGATTGACTGCTAGGAACATAATTTTGAACAGAGTAAAAGTTTTTAGAGCCACCTGTACCACCACCTGTTCTTGAACTAGCAGTTCCCAATGTAGAGGTCATGTTTCTAGGGTTGTTAATAGATGCCCACCATGTTGGTGGCACATCAACATTCATTGTAGTGTAAAGAGGAAATCCTGTAGTAAGTTGTGCTGTATCAAAGTATGTACTTAAAGCTACAGTTGGAACAGTAACGCTACTTGAGTAACCTGAACGAGATAATGTGCCTGTAAAAGTAACCCCTCTACCTCTAGCATCTCCTAATGAAGTTTGGCTATTATTAGCTCTACCACCACAAAATGCTCTAACATGATTTTCATTCATATCAGTTTGTATTGTTGTTGACAATCCTAAATTTGCATTTATGTCAGTAAGAGAAATTGCTCCACTTGAGGGTAATCTACCTGCCATTTTCAATCTCCAAAATTCTATTATCTATACTATCTAATAAGGTGTAAGTTATTGAGCTAGTTTGATTGTGATAAAGAGCAACAACATCTTTTATTAAATTTTTTAAGTAAGGCAAATTATCAAAATTATCTTGAAAATCTTTTCTATACTCTACTGATGTTTTCATTAAATAGTGCCAAAAGCAGTTACATTTCCAACAACAGTTAAATTACCACTTGAATCTACTTTCATTTTACTTGTTCCAGCATACTTAAATATAAGAGTGCTTCCAGATTGAACAACAGTCCAATCAGTACCAATACCTAATGTTGTGCTGCCAGTCACAGTAGTTCCTGTTATAGCAGTTGCAGTTATAGTTCCACCTGATGTAGTTAATGAAGATAAGCCAGTTATTGTGCCACCTGTAATATTAACTGCATTAGAATTTTGTGTAGACATAGTGCCAAGACCTAAATCTGACCATACAGGAGTACTACCAGAACCTGTTGATTTTAAATAATGACCAGAAGTTCCAGATGCACCATCAAATGTAAGATTACCAGTAACAGCTAATGTACCTGAAGATGTAATTGTGCCAGAGCTAGTCCATCCATCACCACTAGAACCATCCTGCCAATCTTTAATTTGTGCCATTGTTTCACGAATTGCATTATTAATGGTGCTGGGTGGGCAGCCCTCATTTATGTTTATTGAGTTTATGTCAGTGTTGTTAGCTGCAACACTATCCCATTGTGATACTTTAGTCTTTGCCATTTGTTATCCTCGTCTTAACCATGTATTAGTTCCTACTGGAACATCTGTCCATTCTTCACCTAGTATTGTTCCTAACGCTACTACTGTTCCTGCACCACTAATAGAAGCATTAGCGTGTCTTGTTATAGAAGTTCCTGCTGTTAATGTTGCTACCCCCTCTACACTTGCACTTCCTACAGCAGTAAATCCACCGATTGCCTGAACTGTAGCTACTCCAGAAATACTTGCTACACCTAATGCAATATTTAATCCTTCAGCAGTTAGTGTTGCTACTCCACTGATACTTGCATCAGCATAGATAATAGAACCTGATAAAGCGACAGTCAGTGTTGCACGACCACTTATATCACCACTACCAAATGCTACATAAATAGCATTAGAAGTAACAGTAGCAGTTCCTGTAATAGAACCTGTTGCGTTTTCAATAAGACCTGCTAATGAAGTAACAGTCGCTACACCACTAATACTTGCATCACCAAATGTTAGTCTAATTGCATCTGCTGTTAAAGTAGCAGTTGCACTTATAGATGCAGCACCAATTAATGTTTTACCTGCTAAAGAACTATATGGAGACTCTGAAAATGCACTTATTCCAAACATTATTCAGCTTCTTCTGGTGTGTTACCTTCGGCTATCCATTCCAAATACTTTTGGTAGTCTGCGTTTTCTTCGTCAAATGGGATAAATGCTCCATCACTTATTCGTATCACTTGTGTTGTACTGATAGTTCCATCTATATTTTTTGTTAATTTATATTTCATAATTATAGCTCCGAAGATGCAGTCCAAGACCCACCAGAAAAAGATGCCACATAGCCCAAACCAGCTCCTATATAACATGACCATTTATTTATATTTGTTTGATAATTAATTGGAGAGCCAGTACCTCCCGTTCCACTTCTTGCCCATGACCATGTACCATATACCATAGTAGGTGTTGCTCTTTTTACAACTTTATAAGTTTCTTCTGATACTATGTTCCCTGCTGAATCAGTGCTACCATAAAAATTTCTTGTACCATATTCATAATACCTCTGACACAATGCTAACTGTTGTCCATATTGTAGGTTTTCAAAAGGTGTTGCTGTTGTATTTGCTTCTAGTTGTATACCTGTAATATTTATATAGTTAGATGTAGAGTCTGCTAGGTTTACTTGACCTACTGCACGATTAGCTGTGGTTATAGCTCCCCAAGAAGTTTGTAAAGTTCCTGATTGATAATTAGCTCCAGCAGCAAACCAATATGTAACAATAAAACCACTACCATTATCATTGCTTATATTCCCAGCTGTGTCTCCAACAAAAGTAAGTTCTTTTTTTTCGTAAGTGTTAGCACTATCTATAGTATATGATTTAGATATTGCTCTGCCAGAATCTGTTTGATAAAGTTCTATACAATATGTTCCTGTTTTATTAGATTTTACCCAAAAGGATAATGTTATAGATTCAGCATTTGCTGTTCCAAATTTAAAGGGTTGACAATTAAAGCCTTCTAATTGAGTTTGCCATCTTAACCAAGAGTCAGCAGATAATGAACCATTTGCTGTTGTGCAATCCATTTTTAATGATGTTGCAAATCCTTGTCCTGTTGGCACATCTGTGTCTTGTGTTTGTGTCCAAGTTCCAACTGTTCTAACTATATCTTGAAATCTATCCATAGTACTATAAGTACCTGAAGATGATGTAATTCCAGTAACACTCTGTGCCCTCTGTGCAATTTGCATATTACCATTGATGATAAGGTTCTTACCTGATTGAGCAGTAATAGCAACACCACTTGCATTTTGTAATCCACTAGATGTTACTTTAGCTTTAGTGACACCTGCTGATTGTAGTTCTATCTCACCAGATGTATCTCCTAGAATAGCTACTCCACCTGAACCTGTTAACGCATTAATCGTTGAAGCCATAATTTTTCCTTATAATATTACCCATCGTTGTCCTGAAGGTACAGTTACTGTAACACCTGACGCTAAAGTCATAGGCCCTACTGACATACCATTTGATCCTGCTGTTATTGTATAATTTGCTGTAATGTCGTCTACGTTCTCATAGATAGCACCACCTGCTGATGCACCTCCACCAATTGAACCCCAAGCTCCGTCTGCATAACCTTCGAATTCATCTGTTGTGGAATTATACCTAAACATTCCTTCTGCTGGTGAACCTGGTCGTTGAGCAGTTGTACCCACAGTTTGAGTTACGGCTCCAGTACCAGAATATATTAAATTATTTGGAACATTTACGGTTCCTGCATTATGTGTGACTTCATCTCCAGCAGCATCACCAAGTGTAACGTTGCCCGTTGCACCTAGAGTTGTAAAATTACCTGTGCTAGCTGATGTATTACCGATTGGTCCTGGTGTAGCAAATCGAGCTGTAAAACCTGCTCCTGAAACTGTGCTTGACGCTGCGAGCGTAGTAAACGCTCCTGTGCTAGGGGTAGCTGCACCGATTGTAGTACCATCAATTGTGCCACCATTAATATCTACATCACTTGAAACAATCGATCCACTAATGTAATCAATAGAAGCAACAACATTGGTGCCGTCTGCATATACAAAAGATGATTTACCTGCTGGAACTAACACTCCTGTACCTGAAGCAGTTTTAACTGTTATGGCTGTAGTAGAGCTATTTTTAATTAAGAATTGTTTTTTGAAAGTATTGGCACCGCCTGCGGCAGTGGTAGGTATAACTAAATTACCTGAACCTCCTGCGCTTCCTGTAAGGTTAAGGCGTAAGTGTCTAGCTACTTGTGTAGCATTAGAAGAAACACTCCAAGTTAATGTAGTATCTCCCGTACCAACAGCTTGATCGACTGTACCAACAATGGCTTCTTCCAATGCTGTGCCTAGATTGGTGTTAGTCGTATTTCCCCAAGTACCGTCTTGTTCTCCGGTTCCTATTAGTTCTACTGATAAATTTGAATATGTTGACATTGTTATTCCTTATCCTGTAACTATCTCTTCCCATTCAGGGGATTGAGTAGTATCTATTATAACCCAATTTGGGTCGTTCACAATAGGGGCGTGCCCTGTTAAACTTATTGCGCCAGAGGCGGGTTGTCTTACTAATCCTACAACTTCGCTAGGAGCATGTCCTAATAAACTTAATGCACCTGAATCTGGTGTTACTACTAGCCCATCAGTTATATTTGGAGCTATTCCAGCTAATGTTAATGCACCTACACTAGGTGTTATAACTGTGCTACCAAATACGTGTGGCGCTTCACTTGCTATACTTACTGCTCCAACCGGTGGAGTTTTAAATACATTTAGTTGCTGTACAACTTGAGGGACTATCCCCTGCAAAGTAAGTGCACCTACTCCTGGTATTGCTATATCCCCTTCTAGGGCTGTT